TTAGGTTACAGTAAACTAAGTACACAAGAATATCCCCCGCCAAAACAGGCGGGGGATACTTTATCCTCGCATCTTTCGCATCACGTTATCATACATTCGCGCGTTGGTTACTTTCAGCGCATCCATCAACTCGTCCACTATGGCCCACGCCTGTTCCGGCGCGCGGGATGATACTGCTTGCATAAAGTCACTGTCACCGTCTACCACATCAGGAGCCGGTGCGCTGGAATACATAGCAACCGGTGCAGGGTTTCTCTGCCCTTCGTGCTGGTTTTGTATAATGTACAGCGCGGCCAACTTCTCGTAGTTCGGCCAGCTTGACTGTTCCGTTTCCAGTCTGGCTATCCAGGCTTTAAGTTCCTTTTCGTCGATCAAGGGGAACTACCCCCTCTCAGCCCTCCACGGCATCCATACACCGCTGAATGGCGTTGCGGATGGTATCATCATCCGCATTGTCCAGCATCTCTTGCAGCTGGCGCTTCATGTCATCCTTTGCGCCGTCGCGGCTATAATGGCCGCGCACATAATGGGTGCCACGCCGTGCGTAGGAGCTGCCGCCGCCGTAGCTGTCGCGGGAATACCTGCGCTGGGAATAGTCGCCGTCGCGGGAGTAACGCCGCTGGGAATAGTCGCCGTCACGGCTGTACCCTTCATCTTCCATCAGATCGATCTTGTCGATGTTCTTGATGGTGCTTACCAGCTTATGCGCGATGTCCAGATCCCCAGCGCCCAGCTCTCCTTTGTGGGCGATCTCGTCAAGCTCCTTGCAAAGCATATCGCGCAAATCGTACATTGCTTTCATACTCATAGTTTACTCCTTTCAGCTTACGCGGTCAACGGTCAAGTTGGAGTTTGCAAAATTGATTGCCTGTGTGCTGGTGTTCTCCATAGCCACAGTCAGGCAGCAGCCCTTCGGCACCTCCACAATGGCGCTGACATAAATGTTGAAATAGTTTCCCACGGCGGCGGGGGTAACGATTGCCACGGCGCTGGTCAGCGGTTCACCGTTGATAGCCAGCGCGGCGGTAATAGCTTCCACCGTGCCACCGGTAGGGATAGCGATGTTGCCGCCAAAAGCCACGCGAAAACGTGCCTTGCACTGGTTTGTCAACCCGCGCAAAGTTACGATGCCTGCTCCGGCTCGATGCACGATGCACGGCTTGTTGTTGACCGCAGTTTCCGTCAGGGGAACGTTCTGCCCAGCAGCAACGGTCTGAATTGCCGCAGAAGTAAATTCTGCCATTAAAATCATTCCTTTCTCAGTTAAAATAAGCGGCGGAGCTATTGCCCCGCCGCGTTGGTGTCAGTATCAGCACGGGGCTGAACAGTTCGGAAATCCCGAACAGCTGGTGCTATGCAGTTGTCAGCAGCCGCAGCCGGTTCCGCACCCGCCATAGCCGCTGCCCGCCCAAGGATTACAAGTGATGTAAGCTGGGGTGGGGCAAGGGCGCAGCTGGGAGATCAGGTAGTTGTTCTGCGCAGCCTGAGATGCGGCAAGGCGCAGCTCCTGATTGGCACTTTCCAGATCGCGCATCTTGTTCTGCGTCAGGAAGTCAAGGATAGCGCGGCTATTCTGGTTCTGGTTGTCGATGATGTCACGTGCAGCGGTGTTGACCGTGTTGCGGGTATCGCACGCCTGCGTCGCCATGTCGTACCGCACCTGGGCAATAGCTGCCCGGTTCTCGCAGCAGCACTCCTGGTTCTGCATCTGCATGGCGGTGAGCTGCTGCATCAGCGCCGCCTGCTGGTTGCTGCGGGAAAGCTCGGCCTGTGCAAAGCCGTTTGCCATCGCCATGTTGGTGCCGTTGACAAGCTGCGCCTGCTGGTAAAATCCGTCGCAAAGGCCCTGATTTACGCTGTCGATCTTGCGCTCGACATTGGCAAAGTCAGAGGTCAGAACATAACCGTCCATCACGCCGTTGCCGTTGCCACCGAAACCAAAGCCGTTACCCCAGCCGCCGAACGCAGCGAAAATGAGGAACAGCACGATCCACCATGCGCCATCGCCGCCCCAGCCGAAGCCGTTACCGTTTCCGGTGTTGGCAGGAGCCACAGGCATAGTCAGCATGGTGCCGTCAGAGGAAAGAGACATAGTATCACTCCTTTTGAAAAAATATTTATATCAAACCGTGGCCACGATTTTGATTACTTGAAAAGCCCCTGAAATTGGTTTGCCATTGACTGTATCTTGTTCAGCTGGTCTTGTGAGATTTTGCCGCTTTGCAGCATCTTCTCCACTTCCGCTTTTGGGTCGCCTTTAAAACTTGCCTTGAACTGCTTGAACTGCTGCAATAGCTGGGGAAAGCCGCTCATCGACCCCGGCATCTGTCCGCCGCCCAGCGCATTAAAAAACGGGTTGTTACTCATCGTCTTCGTCCTCCTCAACCTTGCGCTTCTTCTTGCCCTTTATTTCGCCCACAAGCGCCGCCAGCGCGTCGAACTCCTTACGGGTCACATATTCCGGGGCGGGCGCTTTCTGCGCATCAGGAGCGCTTGCAAGGCGTTCTACAAGGTCATACGTCTTAAGGGTCGGCTTGCCGCTTGCATCGGCCTGTTTTAAGTACACCACGGGAGCCGTGCTGTCCCACAGCGCAATGGCGGAGTTGGGAGCAATCAGCCAATTCTCCGCCTCCGGCCTACCAGCTACCCACTGTACGCCGCCCTGCGCCACCGGGTTCTGCATGGGTGGAATTTGCGGTATCTGCGGCGGCATGGTCTGCATCTGCTGCTGCCGAAGCTGGGCAAGGTTGTCCTGCATTGGCTGCGGGTAATAAGGGTTGAAATACGGGTTAAATGCCATAGTTACGCCTCACTTTCTTTTTGCCAGTAATACAAAACAATTTCGTTTTCGCTGTTCCAGCTGTCATAGATCACGCCGTCCTGCACACACACGACGTGCCCGGATAGCGCAAGGATAAACGTTCCCTCCGGGTGTTCGTCGGCAAACCTACCGACTGTGTAGCAATCCGGGCAAGTATCCGGCACCATGTACCGCCTGTAGCCTATCCGCCGAAGATACGCACCCCACACCGCGTTGGCAGACGGCATATCCCCTTCCAAATACCCCTGCACTGCCATAGCAAGGTACGTTTCGCCCCACTCTTTCCCGGTGGCTTTTGAAATAGCCCGAACAGTGCAGTCTCCAACATTTTTCCCGTGTGGGTTTTCGTTGAAGTAGCTATACATGCGCCGACACCATTTCTATCACCTGCACATAAGCTTTCAGCCCCGGGAGGTCATCCTGATACGCCCAAATGATGTCCTCCGCCATCTGCTGTGTAAATCCCAACGACACCAACTTTTCGACCATGCAAGCACCTCCGTTTCTTGCAATAAGCGTAACAAAAAACTGCCCCCGCAAAGGGGCAGTTAAAGGTCAGAAAAAGGCCGTTAATTTGCGAATTATTTACTTGTACAATACCGCAGAACCGATGTATAATAAAATCAGCCACCCCGGAATACTCCCGGCTGGCATCTTTCCCTTTTTTTACGCCCGGTTCCCCCCTACCGGGCACAAACAAAGAAGCCGCACCTTTTTAGGTGCGGCTTCTTTCTTCGTCTGCAAATTTCTGATACGCTCTCCTGCGGCACCGCTTCACCGTTTCCGGTGACACGTTCAGCAGTAACGCCGTTTCACAATAGCTCTTCCGCTTCACGTCACATTCAATAACGCACACCGCTTCGTCAGGCGGTAGCTGGGCGCTCATAACATACGCAATAGCCCGCTTTGGTGCCATGCTCTGCAATCTGCGCCGTATCTGCTTGTGGTAGCTGTCCATAACACGGTTTTAGCCGTGAGCTTGCGGGACTTTACGCCGGGGAAAGAGGCGGCTTGTCGTAGCTCTTTCCCGCCCAGCAGATTTGTTTTACTTCACGATCTTCCACGTTCCGCTTTTCCCGTCTGCGCTCCGCGTCACCTTCACGGTGTACGTTTCGGTCACGGCCGGCTGTTCCGGTGTCTCCGGCTGTTCCGGCTCCTGCGGCTTCTCCGGCTCCACATATTCCAGCCCGCAGAACTCGCACAGCGCCTTGCAGTCCGCCACAGCGCAATCCTCCATGTGCTCATGGAACCACGCCGCGTCCTCCGGGTTGTCGTGGTACACGTGCTCCTGGTACACGGCGTAGGCGTTCGTGTCGTCCAGCTCGTGCAGGTCGCTCCGCGTCGCCGTCCGGCAGCCGTGGGGGTAGATGGCCTTGCGGTACTTCACCATCAGCTCCGCCAGCTTCTTCCCGTTGGCGCTGCTGGGGTGGTACATGGACAAAAATCCCTTTACCGTGCCGTACCCGGTGGGGCCGTTGGTGCTGCCGTTGGTGTGGGACACATAGTGCACCTTTGCGCCCCACTCGTTGCTCTCCTTGATGGCGCGGTACATATAGTCCGGGCCGTACTCGTCGCTCATGGGCGTCCGGCGGGGGCCGCGCATGATGTCAAAGCCGCACCGCTCCAGCATGGGCTGCAAAATGTCCAGAAACTCGTTGTTTTCGAGAGTTTCATAACATTGCTGGCCATCGGGACGCTTATAGCAGCACTGGTTGGCCTGGTGGTACGCCGGGGACAGATAGATCTTCGGCTTCTCCGCAGGCGCGTCCTCGTCGCTCTCCTGATAATCCGGGTAGCCGAAGGTATACGAGGACTTCACGCTGGCGTACTCCTTCTCGTACACGCCGCCGCCGTTGATCACCACGCCGCTCTGCGGGCTGGTGTTGCCCTCGATGGTGCGGAAGCCCTTGCCCACGATCTCCGTCACGATGCCCGTGTGGTCGTCGCCGAAGAATACCACAGCGCCCACCTTCGGGGTGCTGCCCAGCTGTCCCGCCGCCTTGAAGTACCGCTTCAGGTAGTACACACCGGCGCCGAGGGAGTCCTCCGGCAAAAGCAGCAGCCGCTTTGCTTCATCAACGTCGAACGCCTTGATAAACCACCAAGCCAGGGAAACCGTGCACCACGGGTACCCCTGCTTTTTCCCGTTGTAGAAATGAGGGATGGCGTCAATGTCCCGTGCGTACTTCGTGAAGTTCTTGTCCCCTGCGTTGGCGGTCTTGCTGTCCAGCTGTGCGTTGGACGCTTTCTCAAGATAGCCCAGCTCCTCCCGGGCTATCTTGATGACCTTACTGCCGCCGCTCATACGGCCTCCTCCACCTTGTCCTTCAGCTGCTTCGTGATCTGATTAACGCCGGTCGCCGCCAGACCGCTGACGATACCCACAGCCGCGCTGGTGATGTAGTCCTGCGCGGGATAGTCGGGGATGATAAACATACCCACCACGCCCAGCACAAGGCCGCACACGCCCATGATGACCGGGATCCACTTGTCGTTCAGCCCGCTGGCCTTAACAGCCATGCCGATGAGGTAGCACACGACGGTGATCGCCGCCACACTCGCAATGCCCAAAGATGCAAAATCCATATTATTCTTCCTTTCCGGCTTTACGCCTCTCGCTTGATGGGCAGCTTTCTTACTTCCTCCATGACCCGTTTTGCGCTGCCGTTGCCGCCCATCTTTTCATACGGCTGGTACAGATAGTCATTGAGGTTTTCGTACTCGTCCTGCGTGATGTACCCTCTCGTCACGTACACCATGCCCAGATGGATGATGCGGTCATGCGCCAAACCCACCAGCATCTTCCGCTCTGCGTTGTTCTTGTCCGCACGCTTCGATACCAGTGCCCACAAACCGCTGCTTGTCAGCACCGCTACCGCCAGCGGTACGGCGATCTGCTGTACCCACGGTTCCATTCGCCGCGTTCTCCTCTCAAATTATTTTTGCCCCTCGACACCCTTCGACCGTTTCTGACACGCCTCCTGTGCTATCCTGATTGCAGAAAGGAGGTGTTCCCATGCCCGAGTATTTCACTCTGTTCAACGCCGTCACCGACGCCATTGCCCAGCTTGAAAAGGCCGTTGCCGCACTCAAACAGGCACAGCTCGATGCCGAGGAAGCCTACATCCGGCGGGGGGAGTAATCTCCCCGCCCCTTATTCTGCGTACACGCTCTCGATCAGCGCACACAGGTCCGTGTACTGCTCGTCCGTGATGCGCCCCACGGCGTAAAACACGTCGCACTTCTGCTGTGCCTCCTCACGGGTCTTGTAGAACCGCTTGTTGATGAGCTTCGTCATAATGTTGTACATAATTGTCCTCCCCTCTTAACCGATGGTGTTCATATCCGCCTGATAGATGGTTTCCACAGCCTCACCCAGCTGCTGTGTCAGGCTGTCTATCTCGTTGTTGGCTTCCTCCAGTGCCGTCAGCACCTCTTTGCCGTCACGGTAGAACTTGCCCTCCGTGTACGTGTCGCCCATGCCCACCGGCCTGTCACCGGTGTACACGGCGGCGGGAAAGAACTGCTCGTTCCGCTTGTCCATTTCGATGATGTTGGTAACAACACCGTTTTCCACTAATGCGTATCTCATATCTCGCCTCCTATGCAATCATCAGAGCCACAACACCGGAACCTCCTGCGCCGGAAAGATTAGCAGTACCTTGCCCAGCTCCACCGCCACCTGTATTGGCTGCGCCATTGCCGCCCTGTCCGCTGCCGCCGCCTCCTGCGCCGCCAGCAGAACCATACGTACCGCCTGCACCGCCGCCAGCGTATAGTTTACCGGTCGTTGCATCGGCAAAAGCGTAAGTGGTTTTTCCAGAGCCTTTTCCTCCTACAGGCGTAATAGATCCGGGATATGTCACACCGCCGTCCGAACCATTAGATCCTCCAGCGCCGCCGATTGAGCCGCCGCCGGAACCTCCGGCACCGCCTATATATTGGTTTGGAGAAACAGAAGCCCTTACTGTCCCCCCATTCCCGCCGGCAGCAGAAGCGCCAAATGCAGAAGTCGTACCTCCTACATTTCCGTTTTTGTCGACACCCGAAACTCCCAATACAGCCGCGCCGCCATCTCCTATTACCACAGGGTACGCAGAACCGTCCGCAGTAAACTGCGTATGAACTACATATCCACCACCTCCCCCAGGAACAGGATAACTTGAATTTGTCCGTGCGCCGCCGGAACCTCCGCCGCCTACCAGCGTAGCCTTAATAGTCACACCGGCTTTGAACTGGATGCTTCCGTTGGTCAGCAGTTCCACAATGACACGCCCATCATCCAAAACCGTAGGCAGCATACTGCAAGTGCAGTTCAGTATTGCGGTTCTTATATCATTGATTTTGCTTCCCCCGCCCGGGCAAAGTGCCCTGCCTGTAATTGCCATATAAACCTCCGTTCCCGACCTCCGAAACGGAGGCCGTGTTTATTTTGTGTGTAGCCTTATGCACACGATGCCAGAGCCACCAGCAAAAGAAGCGCGCGAAGTGCCACCAGTAGCACCACCACCGCCGCCGGTATTTGCTTGCCCAGCAGAGTTTGATGCACCGCCGCCACCGTCTACACCGCTTGAAGTTTCACCATTCCACGTGGCTGTTCCTCCACCGGCATACAGTTTCCCAGCCAATTCGCCAAATTCGCGGGTCGTGGTACCTTGCCCTGTCCCGGCGATTGCGTCTTGATCTTGCCCACGATTTCCATTTTCCCCATTGGTGCCACCTTTGGCAGATGCACCTCCGCCAGAGCCCCCATTTCCTCCATCCGACCTTGTCCCACCGTTGCGATACTGTATCCGGCCGCCTTGTCCTCCGTTTACCACTAAGTTCCCAAACGTTGTATTACCGCCAGACGGCGCATATTCTACGGAGGGAGATGCCCCGATGTCTGCGCCTCCCGCGCCAATAGTGACTGCATAAGTAGTTTCTTCCCACAGAAAAAGCAGCTCCGTTAAAGTAAATCCGCCCCCGCCTCCGGCAGACCCTCTGACGCCAGACGCTCTGCCTGCACCTCCGCCGCCAACAAGAAATACATCTACAGGTTGGTCCTTAAGAGATGTAAATGTGCCGCTACTGCGGAGTTCAATAACACCGTCACTGCGCGTCACGTAGTCACCGGTGTACTCAAACTCTAATCGTTTAGCAGTACCCCCCCCCCGCAATTTGCGATTTACCGATAATAACCATCGTTAACTTACCTCCTTCACGTCGTACACCGTCACCTGAACGATCAGGTCAGCGGTGGGCTTTTCGCCCACAGCGTAGGCGGTGAATGTCCCGTTGTTGTTGGCGATATAGATAGCGTTGGTGCCGTCGTCCAGCATCTGCTGTATCGCCGTTGCGTCTGCCTGAATGTCCGCCTGACTGGTAGCCGTTCCGCCTGTGATGGTCACGCCCTGGGTGTAGGGGCTTGCGCTCCCTGCCCAGTTTGCCGCCGCCAGCGTCAGCGATAGCTTCTTGTCCGTTGCCTTGCCCGCCACGGCGTTAATGGCCTGAGAGGGCGTAGCCGTTGCCGGGTCAAGCCCAAGCGTTTCAGCCACCTCGTCCGTCAGCAGCGTGGACTTGTTCAGCGGTGTGCCCTCCGTGGTGGGGTTGTCCTGCCGGGTCATGTCGTACACGTTGTCCTGCCCGGAAACAGGCGTGAGCTTGACGCGGCCAGGATAAAGGGAAATTCTGTCCTGCATATCTGCTCCTTTCCAAAAAAGATGGAGCCGACTACGTTCCCATAGTCGGCTCCTATTGCCCTTTCCCGTGCCCCGATTGGCCGGGAGTAACGTTTATTATTTGATTTCGTTGGAGTACAAGTCTCCCGAGTAAAACCATGACTTGGCTATGTTCTGCACAAGCTTGTCTACCAGTACAAGGATGCTTTCAATGTCGTTGGCCTTTCGATAGTCCAGCGGCATTGTCGGTACCTTTGGGGTATTGGCCGGCACAGGCAGCGCATTGCGTATTTCTGCGATGTCCGCGAGGTACTGGTCAATGTCCGCCTGCGTGGGAATGTCCGTTTCCGTCCACCCTTGCTTTGCCGTCACCGTCACGCTGTAACCGTTTGCTTCCAATTCCTCCGCCACATACAGCACAGCGCCAGCCACGCGGTTCAGGTCGGTGTAGTTGTACGACCCCTTGTTGTCACTCAGGAGAAGCACGTCCGCCGGGGTGCCGCGCCCAGCCTCTATTCGACCGAGCGCGGCTATCACGCCATCCACGTCTGCTTGCGTTCTGTCCGTAATAAGGGACAGCATCCCGTAGTTAAGGGTAAACTGGTAACTGGCGCTTGTGCCTGCCGCGTTGATAGCCGTCAAAGATACGGCGTACTTTTCATCCATTGGTTACACCTCCCCGGAAAACAGGTCGTTGCTATAATAGAAGTACGGGCTGATGATCCACGCGCCTGTGACTTCCGCGTTGTACACCACCGTGTTGGACAGCTTTATCTCCATCTTGTGAAGATTGCCTGTGGTCAGCAGGCCCCACGGCGTGTAAATGCTCACGCAGTCGCCCAGCTTCTCGCCACCGTATACCACGGTCGCCGTGTTCGTGTCACGCAGCGAATAATACTTGTACAGCCGGTCCGCCACCGCCTGTCCAATCTCATCAGATACAAGAGTTGCCGCCGTGACTTCCTTTACGTTCTCCCGGTCGGATGCGGTCACGTTGGGGTTGATGGCACTGTACACCGTCCTGGTGTCTTTGTACTTAACACCATTGATTGTCACGTTGCCGTTGCCGGCTTCTACATAGCTGTGCGCCGTCACATTTACCTTTGTGACCACCGCGCCGGTTGTAACGGAAGATCCGACGAACGTCCGCCCGCGTGGAATAAGAATAGGCTTTGTGGGCTGGTTGAATACCCGAAGCTTGTTCCCGCCGTCTGTTGCCAGACAGACACCCCATGCAAATATGACCTGCTGGATAGCGCTGCGGTTGGTGCCCTTAACGATAACGCCTGTCAGCGTTGTGTCATCCACATCGCTCGCATACTCCACCTCAAAGGGCTTTGCAAGCGTTTCTAAGAGCGTTTTCGCACTCACTCCATCAAGGTATGCACCTCCGCTGAACGGCGTGTATTCAAGCACTCCGAGCGCGTCCTGACACTCTATCACATACACGTTTGCGGACGTGCGTGACGAGTTGTTAATGTAGTATGTCCCCAGATGCCGGTTGTCGTTCCACACCTCCACCGGCTGTTTCAGCTGGAACAGATAGTCCACGTCTTTCAGGCTGTCCAGCGTCCAGTTAAGCGTGGACACCGGAAGCTCTACGGCGGCTTCGTTCGCCTGGTTTACGATGGATGCGTTGCGTATTTCGTTCATCCCGAATTTACGCACCACACCCAGCACGATCTCATTAACACGCGCCCGCCGATGGGGGACTACGGTCTTTTTCAGCGTGACCTCCACCTTGTCAAAGCTCTCTACCCGGCAATCGCAGAAGTACACCGCGTTGTTAGGCTGGAACGACTGCGCCCGCCGCAGCACCGCACCCTGATACCACGAGATTTCTACCCCGCTGCAATATTCCCCTGTGTCCTCGTCAAAGGTAAGCTGGATGCCCATGCTGGAATACTGCTGTGTAAACGTCATGGTGATTTTGGGCGGGTTGGTAAACTCTCCGCTGTCCCCGGAAACCTCCGTAGACCAAAAGCCTACCTTGTCCTCTGCGTACACGCCATCAAAGGTGCCGTCCAGTACCCAGCGGCTCCGTTCCAGCGTAATAAGCTTACCCGGAGCCGCTCCGTGCGGAATTTGGGTGAGGTCTCCTGTGCCGCCGGTGGCGACCACAGTCGCGTCATACGCCGCACCGGGGGCTATGTCCTTGTACAGAATAGTCGTTTTCGACATAGGCCACCTCTCAGGGGCGGAGCTGCGCGTCCATCGGGACGAAGTTTACCTCGATCTCGCCCCAATAGTTCACGCCCCCATCGCCCTTCTCCAAGTCCTGCGACGCACTGGTATAATATGCTTCATACGCAATAGTAGTCTGACCGTCTGCCGCTTCCAGCATAACGGAGTCATCCACGCTGTGTTTGTACAGGTAGTTCCAGAAATCGTCCAGTCCCTTGTAGTTGTCGCCGCGCCGAAAAACCGTCAGTTTGTGGCCAAGGTATGTCCCGATGATGTCACGCACCATGCGGCCCGTCATTACGCGCCCTGCGTTTTCGCCGTCCAGCACGTTAAAGTTTCGATTGTACTTGGAGATCGCCACGTCAGCGTCAAAGGAAATGCCGTTCAGTTTGATGTAGTTCATCCCTGCACCTCCGACAGATTTACGCCAATGCGCGTACCCTCCGCCTTGTTCAGCCGGTATACGACCTTGCCCAGCACGTCCTTATCCAGCACCAACACGGCTTCATTGCTGCCGCCGTAGCCGCTTTCCGCAAGAGCCTGTTTGAACGCCTGCACCATCGTAGCAAGGGGCGTTTCAATGTTCGTCCCGGATTTCTGATCGCCAAGCACTGCCATAAACTCCCGGTTCGGAGGAATGACCGCGCCGGTAGCAAGTTTTGGAATAGGCAACTTCGCAATATTTACGCGTGACACGCTGCCATAATGCTTACCTGTCAGATCAGACAAACTATTTGCTGCCGAAATAAGCCTATTTAACCCATCAATGACGTTGTTGATGCCGCGCTGGAACGACTCAATAATGTAATTCCACTGGATTACAAAATTCCTGTTTGTTAGGCTCCAGTGCGCCAGCCATGCCTTGTTAAACTCTGCGCTAAACTTAGAAAACCCTGTCATAAAGTTTTCTTCCCATGCCAGAAATTCTGCGTCAATGTTATCGAGTACAAGTTGGAATTGTTCCAACACAAGCTCCTGATTTTCATTGATACCATTTGCGAGGCCCTGCATCATGTAGTCGCCCATCTGCGTTGTTTCCGTCGAGGGGGAATGAATACCCAACACATCTTTAACTTTTCCGATTACATTGTGTCCCCATTCCGCAATCTTTTCTTTTGCTTTCAGTAGCCCACCGATCACGGTATTATTAAACCACGCTTTGATGTCTTCCCAAACGCCCTTGAGTTTGTCAAGCAGGAAATTCCAGTTTGGCGCAATTGCCGCAGCAAGGCCAACAGCGCCAACTGCAATCAGGCCAAGACCAAGAGGCACACCGGCTCCGGTAAACAAAAGAACAACACCGAGAACAAGCAGTGCTGCGCTGATTTTACCGATAACCTCCCCAAGCGGCCCTTGTAGCGCTTCTACAATACTTTCCCAATTTGGAACAATGGCCGCCGCAAGTCCTGCTGCTCCCGCAAGAATAAGTCCAAGACCAAGCGCAATCCCCGCGCCAGTAAACAAAAGGATCACGCCAAGTGCCAACAATGCCGTGCTTACAACTGCAACGATTTGTCCAACTTCTCCTTGCAATGCTTCCTTTATCACGCCCCAATTTGCGGCTATAGTCGCCGCAAGACCAACCGCTCCGAGTACAAGAAGGCCAAGGCCAAGAGGAACATTTACGCCTCCGAACACAAATATCGCGCCTAATGCCAGCAAAGCAACGCTTACAATTGCAACGATACCGGCAAGTTCACCCTGTAGCGCTTCTTTTATTGCGCCCCAGTTTTCGCTTACTGCGCTGTAAATAGTCAGCGCGCCAATTGCCATAAGTGCGATGCCCAGCGGTATATTTATTCCGGAGAATGTAAGTATAGCGCCCAAAGCCAGCAAGCCAGCGCCCACAAACAGGGATGTGACCGCGCTGATTTGGTCTTTCATGGAAGATACAAAGTTTGGCGCACCCGCGCCGCCTCCGCCGCTGGAAGTATCCCCGGAAAGTTTGTTGATTTCATCAAAGCTTGCCAAAGACTTACTTGCTTTTTTTGCCGCCCCGCCAACGCCGCTAAGTGCTTTTTGCTGGTTATATAGATTTTCAGCAGCTCTGGCCGCTTCATCCGCCGTTGTCCCAAAAATCATAGCTACCAGTTTGGACAGAGCATTTACTACCTGTGTAATAACGTTGACAAGAACAATAAACGCGGGGATAAGCACATTCAGTATTGGTTGCGCAAGAGTGCGTAAAGCTCCTTTTAGTCTGCCAACCGCCGCCATAGCTTCATCGTTGGTTTGTATGGCCTCCCACATGTAGTTTTTCAAAGACCGCAGCGCCCGCGTGATAAGTGAAAACACCAGCACGCGACGAGCAAGCGTTTTTACTCTATCAGAAAACTTTTTTAGCCTCTTGTCTGCTTCTTCCGCAGCGGCAGAAAACCCGGTAGTTTTTTCTTTTGCCGCTGCTATTTGAGTTGCCAATTGCCCGGCTTTTTCTTTTTCACGGTCTATTGCACGCTCAGCTTCCGCAATTCTGTCGTTCTGCGTGTCCAATTTTTTGTTTACGTCTTTCCATTCTCCGCGAAGACTTTTAACAAGCTCAGTTTGCCTTTCGATGTGAAAGCTTGTAAAAAATTCATCCCCGCTTTTCATGTGCGCAAGCTTTTCTTGTTCTTTTTCCAAACTGTCCGCCAAATCTGCGGCTCTGTTTGCAAGAAAATCCCGGTTGCTTTTTTTGCTATTAAGCTTTTCCTGTAACGCATCAATCTTTTTGGTCAGCGCATTAAGTTCTCGCTGCGCCTGCTTGTCGTCGATGTCGGCTTTGATGATAACGGAGCCGTCTGCGTTTGCCATTTGCACCACCTACTTTCAAATTGCGAATGGACATTTTATACAAAATGTGTTATGGTTGCGGTAAAGGAGGGAAAGCTATGGAAAAGATTAAGCGCATAGCCGTGTTTATTGGTACTTGGTTTGCCGCCACCTGTGTTGTTCTGATTTTGGGGGTAATTCTTGCCCCTACTTCACCAGAGGGAAATATAATTCTTGGTGGTGGATTTACCGCATCCGTTTTTATTATCCCTGTCATTGTCGCTATTCTCGCTGTTAACAAAGATAAGATAAAAGCAAAGCTGCCAGAAAAGAAATCGACCGTTCCTAAACTTACTAATACAGCTGGGCAAAAAGAGGGGTTTGCCCCGCCCGCTTCTGCGGCAAAACAACAAAAGCTTGCGGACAAGTTGGTCCCTGACATGCGCACTAATCTTTCCTTGTGCAAAGATGCTCCTTCGCTCAATTTATTTGTACATTGGTACGATCAAGCGATAGACGATTTGGTCAAAATGGGTTCTTTGGTTAAAGCCAATTTTGACTTTGACCCAACATATATGCTTAAAACTTTACGCGACGAGTACCAACTCCATTTGTGCGATGCCATAGTTCGCATAAAAGGTGAGACTTTGTCTGAAATAGACGGCAAATACAAAAACAGCAGAGAATTTCAAGAAAAAGCCCTCAATAAATTTTGTAAGGATATAGATTTTGTTCGTTCGCGTTTTTCTCCCGGCACCGCTGATGTGGCAGATGAAGCTATTTCTGATATAGAAAAGCATCTTGGCATTAACCAGCACCCAGAAGAAACTTCTGCCCATTTATCGTTGTGGGACAACATTGATTTTATGGACGGTCATCGCTTTGAATACTGGTGTGCGGATGTCCTCCGCAAAATCGGATTTTGTAACGTAGAGGTCACACGCGGCAGCGGCGACCAGGGCGTTGACGTTCTTGCGGAAAAAGATGGGGTTAAATATGCCATCCAGTGCAAGTGCTATACTTCCGATTTGGGTAACAAGCCGGTACAAGAAGTCAACACTGGAAAGACCATTTACCGCTGTCAAGTTGGCGTTGTTATGACAAACCGTTACTTTACGCAAGGGGCAAAAGATGCTGCTGAAGCAACCGGCATTTTGCTGTGGGATCGTGACGTCGTGCAAAAGATGGCAAAACTGGCGAATATGGCTTGACCTTTACCGCCCTCTGTAGAGGGCGGTTTTTATATCCATCTACTGATGACCGCCTCGTCTTGCTCCGTATATTGCTTCTGGAAATCTATCAAATGCCGGTTTTTTCTATAAAACTCCTGCTCTGATTTATCCAGCTTTTCACCCTTTGACTTCTTTCGCCGTATATTGACCACTTGTGCAAACATACAATCGCCAATTTCCGTGTACGCCGTGTTCCACGTCCACCAATGAAGATAGCGCATCGCGCGGACTTCTTCCCCCAGCACTTTGTTTACAGGAGCTACAATCAATGGGAAATCCTGCTGCCAGTCCATAAGCTTTACGGTTCGCTTTTCTTCTCTGTAGGGCTCCCCGCAATTTATAAACCAAATGCATTTCTGGATAGCTTCCTCATAGTCTCTCTCCGGCATGTTATCAAAGTCTGGGTAAAAAATATCCAACATCGCTTCTGCCTTGTCGGCTTCCGTAAAATCTTTGTCAGAAATGGCTTCTATGATGGTCAGAATATCTCGGTAATCGCTCCGTATTTTATATTCCGTTCCGTTGACTTCCACGGACACCGGCAAATCATATCTCATTTGTGGTACTTCTTTGTGTACTTACTGATGCGCGGATTGGTAGCTTTCTGTTCGCGGGAGAAAGTAGTGTCTACTTCGTCCATTACGGCAAGCATCAGGTTAGCCCACACAGGCAGACCGTCCGCCAGCGCGTATAGGTTCATTTCGCCAAACAAAGCGCTGCAAATGTCAACGTGGAACACTTCATTGATGATCTCGCGCATTTCGTCATCCATCTTGCGTGCTGTATCAAAAATGTCGCGTTTATTGGCCGTCTTTTCTACTTCCGCTTTGTAAGTTTCCTGCTTTTTGTCCAGCGTATCAAAAGCGTTAAAAAGCTTTTCCACAAACCCGCTGTCCGTGGGGTTAAAAGAAAACTCACACGTCTTGCCATCGGTTGTTTCAAATACTTTTTTTACGACGCCAGAATTGATGATAATAGTGTCTGCCATTTTTATCCTCCATGTGAGGGCGGGGAATGTCCCCCGCCCTCTCTGTTATTTAGGCCGCAGTAAACTCAATAGCGCCGCTGCTGCCCTTCTTCACAGTGCCCACAGTACGGGTACCGCCATAGGTGATCTCGCTGGTGATATTCAGGGTGCCGCCGCCCTCGCCGCCGATGCCGGTGACGGCAATAGCGCAAGCGTCGTAGCGCTCCGCAAACATCGCATCGCCGCTGGTGGCGTAGAAGTGGCCGATCATCATGTCCTGATTTGCCAGTGCCTGGGCGTCCTGGTCTTTTACCGCCAGGTTCCACATCTTCACCGCCGCAGCGTCGCCCGCGTCCAAGGGGATGGGGTCAAAGGTCTGCGTGACGGTGGGCTTCTTCATGGTGGTAAAGGTGTGCCCCAGGATGTCTTGTTTGGTATCGGTGCTCCAGTCCATTTCCTCGCTGCTGTCCTCAACGCGCTTACCGATAGCGCTCCACACAGGGGCGGAAGCGGTGCCGGTGTTCAGGTACGCAATGAGCAGTTCGCGGTCAATGGTCTGGCCCTTCGTGGTGTTGAATTCCAAATCTGCCATTATACATTCACCTCGTAATTCAGTTTCATAAGGATTTGGTGATCTTCGTCCCCGTTTTCATACATGGCAAACAGGGAAGATCGCGTGGTTGGCTCCATGCTGATAACGCGCTTGTCATCGCCAATGTCGGGCTTCTGACCATTTGCCCAATCCCCGATAGCGTTCAACAGCTCGTCAGCCTTAAGCCGTTTGTCGTTGCTGTTCCCCGGCTTCACGCGGTAGATTATCTTGAACTGATACTCCGCCACATAACCGCCGGTGATATACTTCCGCACGATGTAAGCCGCCTGAATGGTCGACATCGCCATAGCGGATGTGTCGGCGGGAAGAAACTCAAAGCGGATAAGGTCGACTGGCAGCTCCGGGTATGTGTTCAGCCACACAAGCAGCTTGCGCGATACCTGATCCTCTTCCGCCGCCGACACGGCCTTTTTAATCTTTTCCAAATTTCTTCACCGCCTTATCTGCCACCCGCACCCACTTCTCCATGTTCTGCGCTTTGGAAGCGTCAAACCAATGTGCCTGTGCCTGCGGGTGCATTGTTGTGTTAAATACAAGATTTCGGTCTGTTGTCACCTTGTGCCCGCCCTTTGGGGCGTATGTGCTGCCGGTTGCCGGGTCTACCATCACCTTACCGTAGTACAGAAACCGGGCGTATGGACCTGGGTAAATGACCTCATTGCCTACCACCCGCGTTCTCTGCGTCAGAGAGCCTGTAAGCGCAGGCACAAAGGGGGTGGTATCTTTCATCACCTGTTGCGCTAAAACGCTTTCAGCGCGGCCACAGGCCCTTGCAAGCTGCCGCTTTACCTCGTCCATGCCAGACACGTCAACAGAGAACTTGAGCGACATCTCATGCCCCTCCGACTTCCCAGTGTCTCATGTCCACGCTGCCAAAATCTTTCTCGTCCACTTTTGTCACGTTGTAGCAGCCGTCCTGTGCCATAGCCACGTCCTCTTTGTCTGTGACAAACTCGCCTTTCACAAAGAACGTCAGCCCGCCATTACCGTTCACAGACAGCGTCCACAGCCCGGACTTGTCCGCCGCCGCAAGAAACGCCTGCGGGGGCGCGTAAGTTTTGACCTTGCCTGTCATTCCGTCCACCGCTTTCACGGAAAACGGAATGTACAGGTTTACCGCGTCCGCGCTCTCAAGTCCGCTTTCACGCACGTTGACAGCTTTGCTGGCCTGCAGCATAACGCCGCGCAGGATGGTCACATACAGCTTTGTGATTTCCTCAAAGGTCGCAGGGTCAGTCTCCTGCACGGCGTTGTAGACCGTTATAGTGTGGGGCGCGTACAACCACAGCACCCCCCTCCCCGATACAGCAGGCCGGTATGCGCCAAATACTCATTACAGGTCGCCGCCAGCAGTTTCTTTGCACCGTCCGTTGCACTTAGTGCAGACGCGGCAGCTTCACCGCCGCTGGCCAGCGTTCGGGAGTACCCGCCTACCGTTTCGCTTTTCACGTCATCGCCGGTCGCCGCGTTTGTCAGTTTGGTTGCGGCAAGCTGCTGCGCGGCTTCGATCAGCTGATACTTGTCCACAAGTGCACAGCAGCACATTTTTACAGCGTCCATATCGGCGTTATCTTTTGCCCGGTTCTGCGTGTAGTAATCGAGGAAGGAGCTGGCTCGTACAGCCAGACGCGGATAATCTTCCTCGCTCACGGTGCCCATATAGGTGCCGGAGTAATAGGTATAATCAGCGTATGTCATGTAAGCCAGCTCCTTTCAAATTAGCTACCGGTCTTGGGGGACAGGATGATATTGTCCAGCACAGCGGCCTTGAGGGTGTTCTTCAGCACAACGCCTGCCACCAGCTCGACTTCGCCGGTCTTTACGGCCCCGGGGGCGTTCATGTCAGGCATATAGCTGGAAATGACGCTGTTGCCGGTGGGGGAAATGCCGTGGAAGCCGTCCAGACCGATACTCACCGCGTAGATGCTGGTGGTGCCGTCGGCGGAAGCGGTAGCGGCGGAAGTGCCGATAACGTCCACGGAAGAGGTGCCGTTGTAGTACTTGCCCATGTCCATCAGGGGGATACCGGCAAAGGTCTCCACCACCTGGCCAAAGTCGTTCTTTGTACGCTCGTAGTAACCGGCACGGCGTGCGCAGGAACGAACCTTCATCAGCATATCGCTGTTCATCATCAGCATGGTGGTGTCACCGTCGATGGTGTGCACCAGCTGATCCAGCTGGTCAATGAACGCGTTGGCGTTGCTATCCAGCAGGGCAGAGGTGGACAGGTTGATGCCGGAGGACAGCTCCGTAGAAGTGCCGGACAGCAGCTTCTTCAGACCGTCAAAGGTGCCGGTCACATAACCAGCGCCGGTAGCGGCGGAGGTGCCGTTGATGACCAGGTTATGGAAGTAGTTGCTGGTCGCCTTGATCTTCTGCTGCGCCTGGAACGCCAGCTCATCCACAGCACCGGAGGTGTTCTGCAGCACACGGTCAACGGAGAAGGAACCGCCCATGATGATGGCCTTTGCGGTCTTCTCAACGCGCTTGGCTTCGTTGGCGGTGTACTCGCTGTTGATCGCACGAACAGCGGCGGTGGAGGGGGTGTTCAGCTGAATGTACCCGTAGGTCAGGGTGGAACCACCAGTGCCCGGAGAGATGGCGTTATCAAACACCAGTCTGTCCAGCAGCAGAGAACTGCGGCGAAATTCGTCGACGATCATCTGGTCGACCTTGTCGGCCATGCCGACCTTAGCTTCAGCAAGAGTAATAGCCATGTGTCATTGTCTCCTTTACTTGTCGTATTTTTCGTGGAGCGCACCCAGCAAAGACGTAGGCTTTGTTTCACGAGTGCCGCCCTCAAGCGAACCCTGCGTGTCAACACGAGCGCCAGCCTTTACAAATGCGCTGGGATCCTCGGACTTTGCATTTTCCAGGTACTTGTCGAACCCGTCCAAAGCGCCGTCCTTCATTTCGAGCTTGCTGTCTCCGATACCCGCGCGGAAAGCCTTTTCCGCAGACTTGGAGGAAAACTTCACGCCGCTGTCGGCAATCGCCTTGTCAATGGCGGTCTGATAATCCCGCTGTGCAAGCTGTGCTTTGTACGCTTCGGTTTCCTTGTCGTACTTGCCCTGCAACTCGTCCAGCTTTTCCTGGATTTTGGCCGCGTCACCGCTGGTCTTTTTCAGTTCCTCGATGTCCTTATCCCGGTCTGCGACCTGCTGCTCCAGGGCTTCCTTGTCCGCCTTTGCGTCCTCTGCGGCTTTCTTGTGCTTCTCGATGTCCTTGCCGTTCATGGCAAAAACCTTGTCCGCCTGCTCTTCCGTCAGGCCGATGTTCAACAGCTCTTCTTTCTTCATGTTTAACTCCTTACGGGATAGGCTTTTTAGGTCGTTGCCGTGACCGCCCCGCCTGCACTTTTAGGCTTGCAGATAGCCAATTTTTGTATAAAACCCGCATCAGCGGTTTTTACTGAAAAACAAAAGCCAACCACTGATAAACTGTCAGCAGTTGGCTCCTATTGCCCTTCCCGGTGCCCGATTACACCGGGGATTGATATTTGATTTTCTTTTGAACTTCCAGCACGATAACGCCGTCACCCTTTCGCCGCACTTCTGCGTTGTTGCCGCGCTTCAAGATGGCTTCAATAGCCTGTACCATTTCATCACGGCTCATTGACTACCTCAATTTCTTTTGGGTCTACATCCGTAAGCTCAACTTTTGCACCATCATCACACAGAATTACAACCTGATACTTGGTAACGCGCGCAATCTCGCGGGCGTAATCACGCATTACTCGCACATCTCCGTCAAGTTCAAGCACAATTCCTTCGTAACTTCTTGCTTTAATTCTCATACAGAACCTTCATCCTTTCCCGCTGCTCCGGCAACCCCGCCGCCTTGCTGAACGCTTTGTACTTTGCGTTCAGGCGGCGCAGTTTGATATTTACTGCCTGTTCTTCGTCTGTCAGCCCTGCGGCGTTGTACGCTGTTTTCTCGCGCTTGAGCTTTCGTATGGTGCGCTCCACCTTTCGCTGCTCCTGCGTGGCCTCGTATGCCGTATAGGTCTTGCCCTCAAACGTACAGCCCAGACCATCGTCAATGTGGGCAAGCTGTTCGTCAGTGTATGTGCGCTCACTTACGCCCTCAACCCAGGGGAAACGGCGGTGGCGGCAGTTGGCTCCTTCCAAACCATCCACAGCACCCAGACCGCAAACCTCGTAGATGTTCGGGTAGATGTCGCCGCTGCGGGTGGAATACACTTTGCCCTGCCACTCCTTGTGCGATGACCACGGCGACTGCCCCGGCACATCACGCGCCCCGGCGTGGGCAGATACTTCGTAATACGGCGTTTCCAGATATTCCGCCGCTTGCTCCGTGTACTTACCGCACAACTGCGATACACCTGTCATTACTGCACGGCGGGCAGCTACGTCTACATGGTCGCGGTGTCCGCTCTCATAGTCCACCACCCGCAGACCGCCGCTTGCAAGCTCCCTAACGGCGTCTTTGATGGCTGGCCCATAAGAAATAGCCCCGCTTTCTACTTTCAACGTAGCCGCGTCTAACGCCCACTGGTAAGCCTTTGCCGGGGGGAGCATTGTGCGCCCCGCGTCTACCAAAAAGCCCATTGATGCGGTGATGTTTCGGAACACGTCTTGCGTTTGCCGTTTGATGGCGTCAATGGTGGTTGCATCCACCAGCACGTCAGGCTGTGTTACACGGGCAAGGTCTATGACCTCGGTGTAATACTTTTGGTTGCGCTCCACCACATCGTCTATCAGCTCGTTCAGCTTTTTCTCGCTGATGCCGGTAGTCTGGCGTATGGCTTTCTCAATCTCTTTCAGATCGATGCCGTGTGACCGCAGCGCCTTAATGTCCTGCACCGCGACCTCGTTCAGCTCGTCCCGCAGCTTTAGCCGGGAACATATCTCCATCAGCAGAGTGTCCTCAAGACCTCGGTACAACTCCGCCAGCTCTTCTGGAAGGGCATCCAGCAGTTGAGGGGTGAATGGATACTGGCTCATTTTCCATAGCCTAAAAATACCCAATTTGGGCTTTCATCTGTACCAGTGTTTACCCAAAAAGTCCCAGTTTTTTCTCCATAACCCATTACTCTACCTCCCCAATGTCAAAAATATCTTCTATGTTTACATTAGATTTTGCAATAATTCTCCCTTTGCCGACCGCATAAAAATCGAGCATGTGTCCGTTCAGAAATCCAACAAAAAAGCCATTCGGCCAAATAGGTGGATTGTCGCAAAATACAGACAAATTCGATATTTTGCGCATGTGAATGCAAAGAGAATAATCCTCGCGAAATTCACATGTCGTATTAAAGGTAAAATAGTCACATTCCGGCACAATTAAAAGCATTTTGGTGATTGTGACATATCTTGCGCAACAGCCCGGGCTCGACAAAAGAGATTTTACCATTCCTATGTAATCCACCTTTTACTCTGTTTCCGTGTTTTGCTCATCCGTCATGTCCTGCATCTTCGGCAAAGCCGCCTTTGCGGTTGCCTCGTCCTCGTTCATCCATTTCATACGGAACTCCCAATCGTTTATAAGGATTTCCGGCTGAAACGGATATTTCATTTGCTTTCCTCCGTTTCACAATCTCATCATAGTGCGGCTTTACTCGAATTACATTCCAGTCGCATTCCTCCGGCACTTTTCCGTAGAATATCACCCATTCCGGTGAAAGACGTTTCATCATTTCTTCGTAGCCGCGCAGAAACAGCCGCTTGCTTTCCTTGTTCTGCTGTGTGCCTACCGAACTAACCGCAACAATTCCGCCGACAGGCTCGCCATCAAAGCACCAACCGTAACTGCGCTCATCGCTCCATGATACAGAGGGATACACCGTCAGGCCGTGTAACTGCCAGTATGCCGCCAACCAGTGTTTGCGATAGTGGTTGTAAATCTGCATTGCAAGCGGCATATCGGTATACATCGAAAAGTCCGGCGCGCACACCGCCGCAAACTCGGACAGCTTGGGAATGTACTTGTCCGGCGTGTTCCAATACCGAATGAATTGATAATCGTCAACAAAGAAATGCACGATTTTGCTCGCCGAGTCTTTTGCCGTGTAATGGTAATTTACCGGGATAAATTCGCCCTGCGGGTACGCCTTTACCGGCTCGATCTGAGGAATATCGTACTTGCCCACGCCGGGGAATGTGAACTTGTCAAGATTTTCAAAGTTTATCATGGAAAATTGTTAAAAATTTCTTGTGAATAGCTTTCGTTTTATGTAAGCAACGCTTTCATATTCGCCCACACTAATTCTTTGGACATCAAAGCCCCGTGAGCGTATTTCGTTAAGTTGCTTGTTTAATTTGGTGACTTCCCTTGTTGGTGTGCTTCGGTCAACGCCGCTAAGATGCACAACGGCGGTATTCACATTTTCGAGGATGCCGTATTTGTCCTTTTTATTACCTTGCACCTGAACTGTTCCTTGACTGTTTTTCAAAACAGCGTGCGGCGTGCTTGTGTTTTCAATCCAGACAGTATTTTGCGAAAGTTTGGCGACATCGCTTTCTTTTGCAAAAAGCCGAGAGCCGACAGAAACTCCTTGCACCGTGCGAATATTATTCTTCGTAGTGGCAGGGCCGCCGCCTTTTCCGCCTCTACCTCCCATCACTCTACCTCCGTTTCTTCCTCGGTCGTAATGTCCTGCATCTTAGGCAGCGCCGCCTTTGCGGTCTCCTCATCTTCGTTAAACCAGCGCATACGGAACTCCCAATCGTTCATAATTCCGGCATTCAGCATTTGCATGTCCCGCTGAAAGTCCGTGTCTTTTGACTCAATGATGCTGTCATCAAAGTCAATGGAGATCTCCACATCCTCATTCAACCCAGCGTTCATGGCCGTATTGCCCATCCGAAGCAGGATGCGACACAGCTCCACAAGCGCTTGTTCCAGAACGATCTCCATCTTTTTGATGGTGCGGAACATAGTAGAGTTTTCGCTGATGACCTGTGTGGCCGTTGCTACGCTGCCGCCGTCGAAACGGTAATAGGTCTCGCCGAAGCCGCACTTGCTGGAAAGGATATTAAGCTGATCCTGAATGCCGGTGTTGTGCTCCGCCGTCCGCAGCGTCATGTCAATGGGCGTTACAACTGCGCCGTCTTCTGTATCCTCCGGCATGACGTAAAACACCACATCGTCAGGGTCAAAAGCAGGGGTACCGTCAAGATACTGCGCCGCAGACGGCTTGACCATGATGCGCTTTTTCCCAAGCTTGAACTCGTTAACGTAGCTGTCGTAGGCAATATCCACGCCCTGCAATACGTCAATAGCATTGGCGTAGATTGCGATACCGGTCGGCAGCAAATAGTTGACGTTGTTGGCGATGTTGGGCCGGTCAATGACAAACTGCCGCTTGTCGCTACCTGTGTGCACCACAGGCGGGATATTTTCAAATCCCTTGACATTAACAAGCTGTTCATCAGCCAGTTGCTCATTGTTATACCGATAGATGCGGTTCTCAATGACATAGTTGCCATTGTCCTCACGCCGGTGTATCTGCAAGTACAGATAATCTTTACCGCCCCGCGTGACGTCGGAAGAAAACGCGCACTCGCTGATATATCCATTTTGCCAGGACAGCGGGTAAATGTTCTCGATGGTCACATAGTCCAGCACGATACCGGATGCGTTTCCTGGTACAATATCCCCGCTTTCGCTGATCTCCTGCCCAATGACGCGGGGAACATAGGCCACAGTGCCCAGCGCGGACTTCAACTCCTGCATTTCGTTCGCCTTGACGGTGAAGTTGTTTTCCGTCAGCACCAGATCGATAAACTTCTGCTCTTTCTCCCCTTCAAGCGTGATTTGAACTTTCTCGTTCATCAAGAGATTGGCCCAATCCTCGCACAGCTTTTTCCCCATGCCAATGGAGTAGCGCCTACACTTCACCTGTCGCTCACCGTTCTGCACAGTGTAGTTGTGGAAGCCTTTAACGTCGCCCTGATACCAGCTTTTCCACTCGTACACTTTGCTGTAGAAGCTGTCTGGGATGGTGGTATAGCCCAGTTCATTCAGTTTGATGATAACCGCGTTACTCATGCAATAACTCCCATCCGACGGGAAATGCGCTCAACGGCGTACCGGGTGGCATCTATCAAGTGGTTATTCTCATCCGGGTAGACGCTGATAATATCTCCGTCTTTGTTTCGGTCGTATTCGTAATTCACGAACTCGTTGTATGCGTTTGGTGTGCGTTTCCGGTCAATGACGATCTTGCGCCGTTGCAGCCACTTCATACCGTAGTCAACAGAGCCTGGGCCTTTGACCGCTGCTTTTGCCTGAAGGCCCATAGCGCGGTAGTCCGTTACACTCTTAGGCTCCGCGCTGTCGCAAGTGATGTAAGCGTCTTTGTACCCGCGCTGGATGATAATGTTCCCGCTTGCCTCATTTGTGAGCTTGTTTTGGTATATCTCGTCCATCAGGTAGATAGTTTCCCTCGCACGGTCGTAGTGCAGCCGGATAAAAGCAAACGGATCCGGGAACCAACCCCAGTCCACGCCCTGGTAAATCCTATCAAATTGCGCAATCTCCTCGTCGGTGATCTCCCGCAGCTCCAGGTTGTCAAACACGTTGCCGCCTGTGCCCACAGGAATGCCTAAATACTCATGCTGGTACGCTCTCTCGTCTGTGGCCTTGAGATGTTCCGCCTCCGCCAAAAACTGCTCACCCAGCCACTCCGGTGGGGCTTGCAAGTACGTTGACTTGTGGCACATCCTGTCTGTGCGTTCTTCCAGGCTGTCCTTGTTCGCCCAGTTATCGCGGCTTATCGGCGGGTTGTAGCTTTCAAAGTTCCAATACTTCGACCCGCCGCGCATTGTGGACTGCAAAATGGTTCGTATCTCGGCACGACCGGCAAACTGGTCTTTTTCTTCAAAGTGCGTCACGGCAATATAGCCAAACGGCACCTTGATGGACTTAATCTTCATGGGATCGTCAGCGCCCCGGAACATAATCTTCTGGCCGGTGGGCTTGTATATCAGCTCCATCGGGGAAACCTTCGCTTCCCAATACGCCGCCATGCCCAGCTCACCGATTGCCCAGATATACTGCGCGTACACGCTGTCACGGATAGTATTTGCCACCTTGCGCAGCACCAGCGCGTGTGTACCCGGATTGTTTATCAGCAGCAGTGGGACGAGTACAGACACCGTGGAGGACTTCAGTGAGCCACGCCCCCCGCTGAAATCGTAGTGCGTGTGACCGTGGTGAAACACGTCATGCGCCACGTCGTAGAACGCAGAGCCGATTTTTTCAGACAGCCGGATGTCAGACATCAATTATCACCTTGACTGCGTCCGTGCTTACTTTTGTCTCGTTGACTTCGCGCCATCCGAAATTGCAGCTCAAACTAAACTTCGCGCCGTTCGCACCGTCACGGTCATACAGCCGCGCCTCTGCGTATTCCTCGCACATAGACTTCGCGCGCGTGACCGTGTCCGTAAACTCAGGCCTCGCCTGATAATCGATCAGCGCTTGTCTGCCCGTAAACCCCAACGCCAACGCAAGCCCCGTTATCGTGGGCGGCTTCTGCCCGATCATAACAACATTGCCGCATTTATCCAACAGCGGCTGTCCATCGACGCCAATAAAAGGTTCTCCCTTGCAACTTTCAAAGTAAGCGTCAATGGCTTTCTGCATTTGCTTGACGCTTTGGTATTTTCTTGGGCACCCTACCTTTGCCATTTTGCTCACTTCCTTCCTTGTCTGACGCACCGGCCTCCCACCACTGGCCTTTGTCGTTGGCACGTCTGTACCCGGCTTTCGCCTCACCTAAATTACAAGCCGCCTTTTACGCCGGACGGGCGGCACGCCTATTGGCAACCGTGTTATTTTTAGGCGCTCAATGCACGGATAAAGCGCCAATGCTGACACACTTTCAGGGCGGCGCTATGCCATTGCCCAACGGTAGTGTCCACCGCTTTTGGTGCCGCCCGGGAGGTGCGACCTCCCGCTCCCCGAAATGTGGGGTGGCATCGGCCTGCGGCATATTGCTCCCTTTGGGCGGAGCCGAAGCCCCGCCCGGAGGGAAAAGAAGGGGGAAAAGAAAAAGAATGGAGATGCAGAGTTTGCCCCTGCACCCCCACGTTATCACATCTTTTTTTGTTGTTGCATTTCGTTGTGCAACATCACCTAATTTCTGCGTTTACATACGGCGCATACTCTTCTTTAATCGCACATTCTTTCAGCGGGCAGTAACGGCAGTTTTTAGCAAAGGGGCACTCGCGCCTTTCTGCTCTGGATATACAGCGAGATACAGTGGATGTGCTTACACCAAAATGCCGTGCAATCGCGCTCATGCGCCAGCCGCACTCAAAGTATAGCCTCAAGTATTCAACCGTCTGCTCTTTCACCCTACCACCTCCTCCGGGAAGAACGTCTCCCGCACCCCTCCGCACTCCGCCACGATGTACCGCCCCTTCGGATGCACATACACCACTGTACCCTTGCGGACAGGGAAACGCTTTTCATCGTTGGCACCGGAGCCGGGGTACTCGCTCGGCAGCGTCATAAACCGCGCCTTAATCGTGTCACCCTTCTGCATCGCCGCCTCCGCCTCCATAGAATACGTCTATCTCCAGTTCGTTCCCTCTATACCCCGGTCCGCCATCACCAGGGGGCCATGTCGGTATATTATAGCTTCCGCCTCCCGCCGCTTGCCACTTCGGCGGCTTATATGACGTACCGCACTTGACGCATTGTATCCAGCTTTCCCCCGGTGCCTGGGCGTCCGGGTACCGTACCGGGCTTTTGCTTTCCGGCGTACCGCACACCGGACAGCATATTTCATATTCCTTTTCGCATTTCAGTATGATCTCCGCCATCACTCCGTACCTCCTCAATAATCCGTTACCACGACCGGCAGCCGCCTGAATGGGTCAAACACCACCTTGTCAACCTCGAATGGCTTTACATCGTCGTATAGTTGGCCGAACCTCTTAATAGCCTGTTTCTTTGTCCAGCAGAAGCAGTATGCTACATCGTCTGTAAATTCGTGGTCCTCCATTTGTGCAGCGCGGGTGAATATCCAGCAGAACATTACTCCGCACCCTCCTTTCTCTCTCCGTAGGAGCAGAAGTCATCGTCCTTCGGCACCGCAAAAAAGCTGTCCGGGTTCAAGCACTTTTTTGTTCCGACATTGTATTTGCAGTCCTTACACCGCACTACCGGGACAACATCAGCGGCGGGAAGTTTCAACATATCCATCTGGATAATCGATAGCATCCTATTTTGAGCCACGCTGTTCTCCGGTCTACGCATCCGCAAAACAGATTTTACTGCCGCTGCTCGATCAATGTATTCAGCCATTGGCTTATCCTCCCTCGTGGCAATATCCGTTTTCGTCCGTGTCCTTGCTCCAATAGGTGCAGTGCAGGACATTTCCGATCACCACTGATTGATAGCAGTCCTTACAGCGTACCACCTCTACCACATCGGCTGCAGGGATGGCATTTATGAGTTCCTTGATGTTCTTCATGCCAAACCCATAGTCAACTCCACCGAAGTCGTCTGTTTCGCATACATCCGCATCGGCATTGTCGAACTGTTCAAACACTGCCGATCTTTTAATATATTCCGCCATCACAATTCCTCCTTATCTCCTGTTCCATAATGCCCAACGGCGTGTGCTTCCGCATCCATGCGTACACCCACTCCCGGCTCTCCGCCGTGCCCATCGGCTTCTTCTTCGGCGGCAGTTCGCCGTTCTTCGCGGCGGTGGCCGTGGGGTTGTGCTTGTGCTCTCCCATCACTCCGCCCCTCCGGCCATTCGCGCCCCACATCCGGGGCAATAATCCGACAAAACGTATTCATCGTTGCCTCCAATGCTTTCTCCGCCTCCTCGCGGGTGAGGAATACGGTCTTACCGATTTCTCCGGCGTTTATACCTGACAGCGATTGCCAAACAAACCCTTCTACAATGTCCCACTCGATAAACAAGCCGAACAATTCCACGCGGATGGCTTTAACTTTATACACACTGATCGTTTTTCTACCCGTTACTTCGTAAAGCCTGTCGCCCACCTTGCACGGCGGCACCACCACGCGACCATCCTTGTCGGCCTCCGCCAGCTCCCGCAGGCGGGTATAGTTGCAAAGGCTTTCTAAATCAGCAAGACGCATCAGCTTCAGTGCGATCTCGTCTGCCTTATCTTTCGGCAGGACTTCCTCCGGCTCAAGCCCCGTGTCCTCGTAAGCGGCAAGGCGTTCGCGGATTTCGACCTTAACTTCACAGTCCTCAGTGCGGCATCCCATGCCGCCGCACGGTTCTTCAAAGCATCTCGGGTAATGCACGTGCCCATTTTCGCGTTTTGTCAGTCGTTCCATCACTCTACCTCCTGCATCCAGAACTCGCGGCGGCAATCGGAGCACCCCTGGCGCAAACAATCGGCGGTAACCCGTATATCAGCAGAAATACGCTTAGGGCACAGGATCAAAAGCCCGGTGTTATCAATATCAGCCTGAGGATACTGCTCCAAAAACACGCTCTGCCGTGTCTTGCACGGGTGTGCAGCAGACCACTCCTCGACGACCCTCACAACTTCTCCCGCTGTTTCCTGCGATTGCTCCTCCACATTTACCGTGCAAAAGTCAGTCATAAATGCAGGACATTCCTCACAGCCAGAAAATTTGCCGCACATACGCAGATATTCCTTTACAAACTTCACAGCATCCATCACATTTCCCTCCATTTGCACCCGTCACAGGCGCCCTCGTGTGCTTGTTTGTACTTCCCGCAGTATTGGCATAGCTCGTTGTTCATGGCGTGCAGTTCACTCTGCTCCTCCTTCACCGCCACAGCCTTTGCCAGCTGTGCCATGCCCTGCTTCATGTCCTCTATCTGCTTATCCCGCCGTGCAATGGCGTCCTTCAGGCTGTCGTTGGCTTTCATCAGTGCCTCGATGTGCCGCTGCTGGTTCTCGATCAGGTCAGCGGCGGCAGGCATAATCCTCAGGCACTCTCCTGTATTCCTGAGCTCGCACGAATTGCAAGCCGTGTGGTTTGCACAGCACCGCAGCGCGGTCACGATCTCGTCTCGTGTCATGTCATTCCTCCTCGCCAAATGGCAATCATGCTGGGAAACGGTGCCGTCCCCATCGGCTTTCCGTCCAGTTCAAATTTCAGCCTACCACGCAGGAAGCGGATCTCTGCCTTTCCCAGAATATAGTCGTGAAAACTGGCACGGTCTGTCCGGGCGGGGATCAGAAGAACCACCGTTGTCCCCGGTTTCTGTCCTTCGCGGTAACATTTTTCCGTCCACAGTCCGGTTTCCTTTCTCCCGTAGGGCGGATTGCAAAACACCGTTTCGCCCTCCCAATTTTGCCGCAAACCATCATCGCTTTGCGTGAAATACCGCGCACACTTGTGGTTGCCATCACTGGCGGCAGCATCCAGCGTGAAGTGGAACTCCGCATCCAACTCGTCAAACAGCTTTTGCGGCGTTTCCCAGAAATTTTTGTCGCTGGAAAACAAAGCGTCGTTCACCATGTCATTCCTCCTCTCACATCTCCGCCCCATTGCTCCGCCATTGCTTTGGCAACTCCAGGAAATGTTTTTGCCCTGTTTTTTGCTCTATCCGTGGTAAACATACCCTTGTGCTGTTCGCCATGCTTGTGGCTGTAACTGCCGCTTGGGCACCATGTCGCCGTCGGTTTTACAACATTTGTCGGCATCAAAGGCTTTACCCCGCGCTCCCACAGCAAAGTCTTTTTTGTAAACTCGTGTCCATATTGATATGGCTGAATTGCCTGCGTCGGTTCTGGATACTCAAATACTTTACTTGGTGTCGGATTTTCAATTATAACCTTGTCACAGTCGGCTGCCCATATTGCCAAAAACAACGCTTTGCCGCAAAGCCCTTCATAGTAGCGGCGAAGATTTAACATGCCGCCTTTATACAAGTGTCTTGCCCCGGCATTGCTCGTTTTGGTACACGGAGGAAAGGCGATAATCATATCCCATCGCCCCACATCATGCACCTGTCCGTCCATTGTGGTCACTTGCCCCCCCTCGATGGCCTTTAGAGCGTCGCCTAAAATGTGCCATTCCGGGTGTCCGCCAGACGGCTCCTGTATGTCGCAGGAATACGCCTCATGCCCCAGCGCACGAAACGCAATACATACCACTTGGCTTTCCTCACACGCACATAAAACTTTCATCTCAATCTCCAAACACAACACCGCACTCGTCCTTCAGCACGTCCTTGATGTGCTTCCGCTTGATGCGGCCCTCGTTGATCTCCTCCGCCAGCTTCTCCAGGCACTCGTACAGATACGCGATGCTGTGGGTGTCCCGGCTGTCCGCTGTCTCCTCTTGGACGTGCCAGCCGCACTTGTCCATCAGCACCATTGCCACCATGTCCATGTTCTCCCGTGTGCCTTGCAGCTTGCCACGCATAAAGATGCGGTCGTCCCTGCTTAAATGCTGCTTGCCCACGTCACACCTCCCGGATGGCAAACCCGTACCTACTGCGGAACAGCTTTGCTTTCATGGCATACTCGCGGGTACGCATCCCCTTCACGTCCTCCACCACCGGCAGCCAGTACCGCTGTCCGTAGCTGTCAGGAGCCGTTCTGCGCTCGTACACGAAGTCCGCGATGTAGTCGATACTTTTCACGCGGTCGCCCTCAAACGTCGTGTACGCCTCTTGCAAGCAGTACCGCACCTGTAATTTCAGCCCCTGTATCTCACCGGCCTTTTGCAGCAGCATCAGCGCGTCGTAGCGCTCCGCCTCCTTCTTGCTGTCGAAGGTCAGCTTCCCGCGCTTTGTCTTCTGCGCCTTGTACTTCCCCGGTTTCCGCATCTTCTCCATGACCTGCTTCTGCGCCGCAAGACTAAGCCGCGCCAGGTCGTTACTCATCAGGCCCATTCAGTTTCCCTCTTTTCTCCAGCCCTCGTTTGTTCATCGTGTACCGCACCTCATGGACGACGCGGTTTTCTCCGCAGCGTTCGCATTTTCCGCCCAGCGTCCGCCGCCATCTGGGGGCGAAGATGTACTCGTCCTCCATGTCCCGGATGCACTGTCCGCACAGCTTCGCCGTGGCGATCTTCCAGATGCCAGCGTTCATGGCTTCGCCCCCTTGATGTACTTGCCCATCCAGGCATCACGTGCACCGTCGGTCTTGCCGACAAGTGCAGCAGGGGCATGCCCCCACCGTTCCCACTTCTCCGCATTTCGGCAAGCCGCTTTCCAGTCTTTCATGGGGGTCTTGCCAACCATCCAGCCTTTCGCTTCGTAGAAGTCGATAAAGCCTTGCGGGTCTACCGCCGAATGGCGTTCAGCCACGTAGGACTGAACCTCTGCCAGTGTGGGTGGGGTAAAGCGCTTCGCGCGCGTACTCCCACCGTAAGGTGGGAATAAGTCTTTGTCTTTGTCTTTGTCTTCTTTCTTTGTCTTAGTAGGCTTGGGGTCATTTGCGTTTGCTTCTGTTTGCTTGATTTTGCTTGCGCTTGCTTGCGTTTGCTTGCCGCCTTTCGCCCCGTTCCTTGACCGTTCAGCGGAAAGCTCATCGTCCCTGTCCAGCATCGTCCGGAACACCGGAAACAGTATGCTTTCCGCGCCCTCCAACTCCGGCGGGATGCCTGTTCTTGCGTACTCCAGAATGGCGATAAAAAGACGGCCTCGCTCTGCATCGGACAGCGCCGCTGTCTGCTCTATCCAGTCATAGTAGGCTTTCACGTAGCACTTGCCCATTGACCCCACTCCTCCTGCATCTTTCCCATTCACGTCACCCCCTTAGAAAGGCAGATCTGACATGTCGTCCTCGTCCATCTCCATGAATTGGCTCTTGACGTCCGTCCGAGGAAACGTTCCATGCGCGTCCATGTCCTTCCGGCTGTCGCCAAAATACATATTGTCCGCCACGATCTCGGCGCTTCTGCGGTTGTTTCCGTTCTTGTCCTGCCAGTCACGCATCTGCAGCCGGCCCTCCACCACCGCCATGCGGCCTTTGGTGAAATACTTGGAAGCAAACTCCGCCGTACCGCGCCACGCCACAATGTCGATGAAATCCGTGTCCTTGGTCCCGTCTGCGTTCTTAAAGTCCCGGTCTACCGCCAGTGCAAAGCTGGCAACGGCTGTACCGTTATTGGTGCGCCGCAGCTCGGGGTCCTTGGTCAATCTACCCATGACAAAAATCTTGTTCAGCATATAAAATCTCCTTATAAGTAACTTTTTCCAAATTCTCGCCGGAAGTCCTCTTCCGTCCATCCCTGCTCATGCATGGCCTTGAGCTGGCCGTACCGCCGCAGCCTGCGCATTTGTTCGCCGCTGCGGTGTACGGCTGTCTTTCCGTTCCTGTGGCACCTGTTGCCGCACAGGTACACCACAAGGCCGTATTTTTCGCTTTTCTTGCGGTTGGCGCCGCCCAGCAGATGGTGCTTCTCTAACGGATCGCTTGGGTCATTCCTGCCGCACAAAAAGCATCTCTTACTCTCCATGTGCTTCCTCCGTCCCGTCCCACTCGTACTCCGGGCAGCTGTGAATGGCGTAGCTGTGCATGATGCCCGCCTTGCGGCCTCCTTTTTTCTTCACCGTAGGCGTAGCGTCCCATCCGGGCACCGGCTCCGGTCCTTTCCTCGACCAGCTGCAATCGCCATAGCACTTCTTGCACGTCCAGCAGGGCTGTATGTGCAGCTTGTTCATGCGCTCACCTCTCCCCACCGGCTCACCAGCGCGTCCAGCTCTGCCGGAGTCATCGTCTCAATACCTACCGCCTTACAATCCTCCACGACGGCATCTATCAGCCGCGACATCTGCTCCGTGTCGTAGGTGCTGCTGCCGTACCATACCGTCACGTTCACGCAGCCCTTGAGCTTGCTTACGCCCTTGTCGGCCATCCAGCCCAGACCGTTACGCTCCCAGCCCTTGCAGAACGCATCCGCGGCCTTTTCCTGCAGGCACAGCACCTCGCTCACGCCGCCGATGTTCCGTATTTCCTGCCGGTAAACCTCTTGCTTGGAGATGCCGTAGTGTGCCGCCAGTCTGTCCAGCAGCACCCAGCAATAGGCGTTGGCATCCAGGCTCCGGCCTTTGCCCTTGATGGTCACGTTGTACTCCTTGCCAGGCTTCAGTGCGTCGCACACGTCCATCGCGGTCTGCTGTGACTTCACCCGCAGCGCCAGCCATGTGCCCTCGCTGTCTTGCTGCCACCGTGCGCCATCGACTGTCACCTGCTGCATAATTCTTCCTCCTGCGGCCAATGCCCTGTTCGTAGGCATTTTGCCAAATACCTAAGACGAGGTAGGTAACACCCCTCGACCCAATCCGCGTCATAATCAACCTTGTGCTGTGTCAACCTGTTTTCGTCTATTGGCAGAAAAAAATTAAACAATTCGTCTTCTGTAACGCGGTATGCCACAATCCTGCAAAACTTTCTCTTTCGGAACAACCCGCATCCGCTGGCAAACATCTCCACCTGGCACTGCTGCCAATACGCTTTCGTAACTTTGAATACAGGTTTGCTATGCGTTTTCACTTCGGTAATGAGTTGTCTGCTTTCCCCGTCATAGTTCACGCGCAAACGTAGCAAACGAATGCGTATCTGCCTGTCTCGTGTCTTTACATGCAGCGCATCAAGTATCTTGTGCTCGTAAGCCGTGCCACACTGCATTGCCGGCGTAATAAACCTGTCCTTCCCGACCCCCAGCTTCACCAGCCACCATCTTCGAAACGTATCTGTATTCCAGTTACCCATGATGGTGGCGGTGTCGCTTGCGCCAAACCACCCGCTTCTGTCGTGGTTTCGTATCATAGCTTACTCACAGCCTTTTCAAGCGCGTCCAGCTTTGAAAAATATCCCATCAACTGAACAAGCTGTTTTTCGTTGATCCCAAGTCCCCGAAGCAGGTCGTTGTGGTCAAGCCCATTTCGTTCTTTCATGGTGATTAGCCTTTCAAGTCTCTCCTTTATGGCAAAGATACTGTGACGGCTCAAATCGTCCTCACCATCGTCTCCGTCACCTTCTGCCCAAAGGTCAAACCCAAGGCCGGTACGCACGGCAACACCCTTAACGAAAGCTCTCGCAAGCGCGTTGTTTATGCGGAGTTGGTTCAGCGTGTCCTCATATACCACAAGAGATCCGTTCAAGAGGGGCATGTCGTAGGAAAACTCCAAATCGTCAATGTGGATTTCAACAGACACAAACCAGCATTCTGTAGTTCTTCCTTTACTGGTAGTAATTTTGGCCTGCGGCCACAGGTATGTATTCGTTTCCGGGCACCTCCGAGGAGCATACCACACGCTGGATGCTCCGTTTTCGTGGAGCAACTTGGCGCACTTTGCCCAACTCAAATAAGGGACCTTGATAACATTACCTTTCTCGTCCTTTGCGTCGCGCAAATCGCAAAACGGCTTTACATCCACCTGTATTAACTCGTCAAAAGATTTCAGCATTATTCTTCCGCCTTTCCCACATACTCACTGCCGCAATACGGGCATTGGTATTCTGTCATTTCCTCACCGAACTCGCCATCCGGGGAATGTTTGTAGGTACACATGGCCGGGTCTTCAAACTCCGCACCACAATCATCGCAGATGTACAAAACGCCGGTGTCTATGCGCTCCCACCTTTTCTTTTTAACTCGCATCATACCGGCCTCCCAGCCGCTTTCAGCACTTCCCGCATAGGCTTCCGCGCCTTGAGGATAGACATAGCCCGCGCCGTCTCCCGCCTGTATTGCCGCCACAGGTCGCTCAGCTCGTCGCTCTGGTAGTACCCGTCCCCGTCGTTGCAGATCATCACGCCCTGCTTCTTGGCTTCGGCCACGGCCTTTCGCATCTTCCGGTCCGTGGCGTGCAGCGCCGCCGCCAGGTCTTCCCGGCTGATGGCATTCCTGCGCCCCTTTGGGATCAGACAGGCGATCCGCTCCGTCTCCGCCGTCCGCATGGGCAATTCCGCTTTCTTGTCCTCGCCGAACAGATACGCCCTGCTTGCCCGCAGCGCCGCCTCCAGCGCCTCGGTGACTTCCTCCGTGGGCAGACACACGCCGTTTTCAAACCGGCTCACCATGCTCACGTCCATCCGTGCGTCTGCCAGCTTCAGAATGCCGCTGACCGCCTCCTGCGTCAGCCCCAGCTCCAACCGCCGTTCCTTCAGTCGGTTCATCGCTACACCTCCGTCCACTTGCCGTTCTTAACGGTGTACCACACGCCGGGTTTCAGCGTTTCACCATCCACAATGCCAGCCAAAATAGTAGCAATATCACCATTGGTATTTCTCTCAACGCACACAATAGCGTTTCCAAGCTCACCCATTACGCGGCCACAAACGCCGGTGGTCATAGCCACACAGCATTTGCCGGTGGCAGATGCTGCGCCACTCTCGCCGGTGGCGGATGCTGCGCCCCTCTCGCCGGTGGCAGATGCTGCGCCACTCCAGCCGGTGGCAGATGCTGCGCCACTATCGCCGGTGGCGGATGCTGCGCCCCTCCAGCCGGTGGCGGATGCTGCGCCACTCTCGCCGGTGGCGGATGCTGCGCCCCTATCGCCGGTGGCGGATGCTGCGCCCCTCTCG